TTTAAAATCCTTTTTAAAGTGTTATTGGTTCTTGTATGTTAATAAAAATCGCACCACTACCTTGAGACGTTGCGACCAAAGTCCTAAAACCTGTTATCGGAGCCGTATCAGTTAATGATCCATTTATGTCTAAATATAATTGCGTGTTTACTGGCCATGTGAAACTTGAGTCTCTTAATATGCCGTATGTTTTGACTTGAGTTGATTCATTCGTTTGAGCCGCTACAATTGTAATTCCTAAAACTGTGGCACTTGAAAAATCAATATTATTATTTGCGTAGATTACTGTGTTTGGAGAAGTGACTGTCACACACTTTAAAGCGCTCATGATTGCGCCTGCATTGACAATTTCTAATGAACTATCAGAACCGCCGCCAATTTCACTTGCATTAGCTACCACAACCTCGACAGCAGTTTTATTTGCGCGAGTTGGTGACTCAATAAAAGCATCATGCATTCTTTCGCCTGTTGATGTTCTTATTGGTCCAGTCATTACTTACCTTTTGGTTTTATTTTCTTATAAAGATCAATGCTCTCGTAGTACCATGCGATCCAAGATCCGTTTACAAATTGAATATCGAAATATTTAACCTCAGACTTCATCTTGAGATTATTCATGAGCATCAACTCTCGAAGTAAATCAGGAGTTGATGCTTTAATAAAGTTAGGAACTACCGCTAAATTAGTTTCGTTCCCGACAGTCATTCTAATTAGCCGATCTCAGCGATCAACGGTGACGCTGTACCTGCTAATGGAGCACCAGCAGATGTTAAGCCTTGACCTAATTGTAAAGCCTTAAAGCCAAACAATTGATCAATTGCCGCTAACATTGAACCAGTACCATAACGGATATCCTTTTGCTCATCGTACTGTGGAGCCTTTTGTAAACCGAAAGCTACAGCAGATTTTTCAAAGATGAATGATTTAGCTAAGTCTGGCTTAGAGTGAATCATTACGTTTAATCCGTAGATCTTACCGATAACACCAGATGGAATGTTTGAATTTCCATAAGCATCAGCGCGAACAAACTCAGGGATAGCTAACAATAAAGACTCATCATCTGGATTTACAACCATTGTGCAATCAGATAATACAGCCTGATTCTTTAACAACCATTTACGAGCATTTAAGATTTTAGTTTGGTCGATACCAGCAGCTTGAACATATCCAGATGAAGCATCTAAGATTGTTAAAACTTGCTCATCTAAGTTACGAGCGTGAGCAGTTGATGCGCGCTTGATATACTCAGCTTGAACGTCAACATTTGATTGATACTCATCAACAGAGTCAACAGTCCAACCGATATACGCACGGTAGTTAAGATCTAATTGCTCTTTAGCAAAAGTTAAATCTTGAATTGTTCCTGCTGTTGCAGAAGCTCTGTTTTCAACAGTGAATGAACCAGCTAAAGGAAAGCTAATTGACTTTGATCCTTTTACTGCAAACGCTGAAACGTCTGAAACTGTGTTGATTAATTTAGCTTGAAACTTTAATTCTTTCTGAACCAAAGCTGCAATTAAATCTTGTTTTGTAGCGCCTAACTGTGTGTTACCTGTTACTGCCATTTTAAACTCCTTGTTTATTTAGCTTGTTTTAATAGTTCTTTAATTTCATTCTCAGAGAGATCAGACAGATTCTTTGTAGGCATTTGACCATTTGACGGATTAAGGTCATTTGGTAATTTAAAGTCTTTTTTAAAAAGATAAGCTCTAGATTTGGTTAAGCCTTGGATTTTGTCCTGTAGCTTTTTACTGTCATATTCAAATTCAGCATCCATTTCTAAATCAGAAAAATCAGTTAATTGAAACGCGGCTTCTGCATCTACACAGCCTAGTTTTTCAATCTCACGAGTGAATTGGCTTTTCGCGGCCTTACTTCCTACTCGTTTAATGATCTCAACATTGTCATTCTTGAATTTCTCAGTAAGCTTTTTTTGATTCTCTAAGGCTTCTTTTAGTTTGCCCTCAGCCTCAAGTTTTGCCTGCTCATATTCTTCAAGTCTGGATTGAGCCTCACTTAATTTTTCTTGTGTCTTTTTCTTTTCGCTTAAAACTTTGCTGTAACTTTCATAAGCTACAGTGCCTTTGCCTTGATCGCTGCCACTGGCTTGATCGTTTGTTCCACTGGAACTATTATCCGACATGAATTTCTCCTGTTACGTTGTTAATTTTCGCTTTACTTTATTGTAGAGCGATAGCTGTTTTGCTATTTGTTGTCGCAATTTAACCTCAAGCATAGTCTGAAGTTTGTCAGACATGAAAAGGAATTTTCGACCTTGTTTTTCTAGGTCGTTTTTAATCTCTGTGTTGTTCTTGTTTTCATCTTTTGCCTGCATCATTAAGTGACCAATAGCATAGTAAAAGCCTTGCTTCTTTTTAGGCTTTGATTTCGCGATTTCTTTGATTTGATCAAGCGTAGGTTTTTTTAATTTGTTACGACCTTCTTTTAAAAAGATAATTATCTGCGCTGTTGCAGCATCTGATTTGTTTTTAATCGATGATAATAACTGACCTGATAAAGTTAAATTAGAAGTCTTTGGCTTTGTTAGCTGATCAAGGTTGTTTACTCTTGTCGCGATATCACGACTTACAACAGTTGATTCAGCCAATGGCTTTTGTTTATATTCATCAAGACGTGCTGCTGTTCTTTTGTTAATTTGATCTGCTAAGTCAGCACCAATTGAATCTAAAATACGCTTGTCTTTTGCAACATTATTTAAGAACTTAAGCGCATTTGCTTGAGCCGCACCTACACCTTTAATAGTTACAACAGCTTTTTTAGCCAACTAATTTCTCCAATAGTTTTAATGCAGCAGCATCAGAAATTGTGTTCTTTTTATTAACCTCTGGCTTGATTGCGTTTGCGATTTCTTTTAATTCTTTATCGGTCCAGCCAAACCATTCACGTTTTCGAACTTTACCGTCAAGTGTTGGATGACCTTTAAACCCTGTCATGTGCGCGTAAGCTTTTGCAGCTTCTAACTCGTCTATGATTCCAATTTTCATTTTACTGTTTTTAGAATCAAGCTCTGAGATTGATGTCAGCATATCGCCTGTTAATTGCATATTGACCGGATTAGATTTGCCAAACACTTTAAATGCTAATGAGTTTTTGTATGACTCAGAATAAGTGCCTAGTTGTCCATTAACTGACCGACCTTCGTCGAGTCGCTTTTGTAATCTATCTACAGCAGCCTCAAAGAATACAGCGCGTACAGCCTCGTTACGAGCTGCACCGCCTAGTAGTTTCTCAAGATCAATGTCTGTTGAAACTTCTTCTTCTTTAAGAGTTTTTTTCTGTAGATCCGACACTAATTAAATGAGCTTTGAGACTTTAATTCAGCAGGATCAATTTTGAATGATTTTCCTGCCTGACCTAAAATCTCAGTAGCCTCATCCTCTGTTACGTTAAACGATCTGACAATCATCGACTGAGCTGCATCGTAAGACAACAAGCCTGCTGCAACCTTAGAAACGATCTCAACAAGTGAACTAACCTGAGCGCCATTAAGTGCAGTTTTAGCAGCGTCTTGACCTGTTGCAACCATCTTAGAAAGCATATCAATTTTTCTTTGCTCGATTTCTTCAATTTTTTCAACAGCAAGCGCCTTGGTTAATCCGTCAACATCCATTAGCGTAGTGACTTTATCGGCAACACCTAAATCAATTTTCTTTTTAGCATTATCTAACGCCTCTGCTTTTGTTTCAATGATCTCAGGCTTTGCAAAATTAACTGTAAGCTCAGAGTTAACGATTCCTTGAGTTACATTGTATTTGGGATCTAAAAACTCAGTGTTTGATAAAAGTGCTAAATACTTAGTTGTGATCTTGTGTAGCTTGTGCTCAACAACATTAAATAAATCAAAGTCTTCTTTAGAGGCTCTAAATTGATCAATCATCACCATTAAACGCTCTAGAGCCGATGAGTAATTACCTGAGCCGCTTGTAGAGCTTGAAACAGCTTTAGAGTCGATTGATCTTGTTGATAGAAAAGTGTTAACCAATGAATCAATGCACTTTAAAGTTGAATCTAGATCAGGTGATGGATTTTTAAAGTCTAATGTTAAGTTTGACTCTGGATTGTTAGGATTTTGCGGCAAGAACAAAAACCGATTAGGTCCAACAGTCATAGACTCAGGCTTTAACTCTGGATCACCACTGACAACGCCAACAGAATATCCTTGAAGTCGTGCAATGTATAAAAGATCAGACCATGTC